GGATGCAGTTGACGGCTGGCAGTGGGCGTGTCCCACACGGTCGGGCAAGGGCAAGGAGAAGTTCGGGGTGGTCGTGACCGAAGAGCAGCTCAAGCAGATTGCTGCGAGCAAGAAGAAGCAGACGGGCGGCGCGGCGTTCAAGCACGTCGTCATCGTTGAATGGAAATAAGGAGTCAGAATGTATAACGACATCAAGGCGGGAATCCGCTGGATCATTGACAACACAGGCGTAGACGAGGCAGTAATTGAGTTCCTCCGAACATTCGTCACGGTCTCAATCTCAGTCGCACTTGGACTTGGAATCCCGCTCCTCGACATCACAGGCGGCGACTTCCGCACAGTGCTGTCCGCAGGGCTGGCTTCAGGGCTTCAGGTGCTGATCAAGTTCCTTGACCCAAAGAACACGGCGTTCGGTATCAAGGATAAGTCGCCTGAGGATAAGGCCGCTGCGGAGAAGCAGTTCGACATTTAATGTGGGTCTACGTTGGCGGGACGTTTGATCTGTTCCATTACGGTCACGCGAGGTTCCTTGAGGAGTGCGCAAAGCACGGCAAGGTTATCGTGGCAATCAACACCGACGACTTTTGTGAGCGATACAAAAGGAAAACAATCCTAACCCTCGGTGAGCGGATTGAGTCCGTTCGGTCTTGCAAGTGGGTCAGCGAGGTGATCGTCAACGTCGGGGACGAGGACACTGGTCTGACCATTGATCTCGTCAAGGACAAGACCATCTCGTACATCGCCCACGGGGATGACTGGATGGGTCCAGCCCTGATGGCACAACTTGGCATCACGCAGAATTGGTTGGACGGCAGGGGCATCAAGATGCTCTACATCCCATATACCAAGGGAATCTCCACAAGCGACATTATTAGGAGGGTCGGTGAAACTGGCGGCAATAGCGACGCTTTACGGTAGGCACGATAAGACGCTTCCTATTTTTGAGCAAATCTTCTCATCCACAAGGGTTCCAGACGAGCTGTGGCTAATGTGCGAGGGTATTGATGATGCTAATGCAGCAATTAATGCGCTCAACAAACTAGGAAAGAGCAGCGTTGGGGTAACGGTTTTGGAGACGCCAAGAATCTCCAACGGAGATTATGCTATAATCCCGTATTCCAACAAAATTAACTGGGCGCTAGATAGAAGCAGAGCAGACGCCGTAGTATACATCGACAACGGATCTATGCCATCAATACGAAAGTATGGCGTAATGCTTAAGGCGCTAGAAGATAACCCATCGTGGGGTGCGGTCTACTGCTCACAGGAGCGCAGCGGGTATAGCAAGAGAACCGCTTGGGCGGGTGAAATTCTAGAAAATGCATATGCAGTTGCAAACTACACCCAAGTTATGCACCGCCTAACAGATGATCGATGGACAACCAACATTTCCCACGCAAATCCAGACCTTGCAGACGCACTGTTCTGGAGATCCCTCCACAAATCAATTGGTCCATTTTATCCAGTGGATACCAACACCATCCACGACTGGCATCACATTAACTCACAGAAAGCAGAGGGTCTATGAAAACAGCAGCGTGGCAGCGTAAAGAGGGACAGAACCCAAAGGGTGGTCTCAACGCAAAGGGTCGGGCCTCGTACAAGGCGCAGACTGGTGGCACATTGAAGGCCCCAGTCAAGAGCGGAGATAATCCGCGACGCGCATCATTCCTTGCACGAATGGGAAATACTCCAGGTCCTGAACGCGATGCGAAGGGGAAGCCGACCCGACTCCTTTTGTCGCTTCAGGCCTGGGGTGCTAGCAGCAAGGCGGATGCTCGCTCCAAGGCTAAAAACATCTCTAGTCGCCTCAAGGCGAAGAAGTCTTGAAGCAACTTACCAATGATCTGGCCATTGATCTGGCTCGCGGCAGGAATGACATTGAGTTCTTTGCTCGTCGTTGGCTTGGCATTGAAGGGAATCCTGGGCAAGTAGCCTGGTGGAAGGCGTGCAGTGAGAGAGACGATACGGGTTACCGACCGAGGTATATCACGACCGTTGTCTCAGCTGGGAACCGTGCAGGAAAGACTCTTGCTATGGCTGTTGTGTGCCTCCATCACGCGCTATACAAACTAGGACTAGCCAACCCAACACAAGGCGATCCAGACTCGCACCGACGATGGGCGGAGTCCCCATACGAGTGGTACCACGTAGGCATCCAGCAAGAGACCGCAGAACTGGTCTTCCGAGAAATTGAGACAATCCTCAGTTCCTCTCATCCAGCGCAAAGGGGTCGCGGATGTGCTATAATCCGAGAGCTGGGTAAGGTGATTGATACCCAGAAGAAGTATCGAGGCGAGTATGCCTGGGTCAAGTTCAATCCAGTCATTGGTGGGGCAAGCATCCATTTCCGAACTACACAGGATCGAGCCAAGGCTCTCCTCGGTAAAGATATGAACGGCATCTCATTTGACGAAGCGGCCTTTGAGCCGCACTTGCTGATGATTTACCAAGAGGTTCTCAACCTCCGCCGACTCTCTACTGGTGGACCACTCCACTTCATTGGGACACCAAGCGAGGGCATCAACGATTACGCGGAACTCTGGGAGAAGGGCAATCCAGAGAACCCAGCGAAGGATGAGAAGTTCATCTCGTTCCGACTCTCTACCCGCGACAACATTGGCTACGGACTGACGCAGAACAACTTTGATGACGTTGTTCGCCAGCAAGCCGAATATCTTATTCCACAGAACATTGACGGATACTTCATTGAAGCCCGCGATGCATTCTTTTGGAGCCAGTCAATCCTTGCGTGCTACAAGACGCTTGATGACGACGTGAAGCCAGAGAAGAACCACCGATACATCCAAGGCGTAGACCCAGGCATCTCGCACGATGCAACGTGGGCCATCACGCTAGACATCACCAGCCGCACCAAGATTCGTGGTGTTCGCATTAGGAAGCGCGGCGGGAAGCAGAGCATCTCTGCGGTAGTGAATATGGTCCGCGAGGGACATCTTCTCTACAGTCAGGACGGAGCCTTCTGCACCACCATCGTAGACTCTACTGGTCTCGGAGGCAGGCTCTTCCAGCAGGAGTTCTCAATGATCCGCCCGCTCCGAGGGTTTGACTTCGGAGGGACGAAGGCGAAGAAGGTGGAACTCCTCAACGACCTTAAGGCAGTAATCGACAAGGGTCAGATTGAACTTCCGATGGGCGGTCCTTGGGATGAACTCAAGAGACAACTCCTCATCTACAAGTTGGACGACAAGAAGCTAGAGCAAGATGCAGTAATGGCATTGGCAATCGCAGTGCGACACGCGCTGCGGAATCCTGAGAAGGGCGTAGAGAATCCGACCTTCACCTATTTTGGAGCAAGTGATTGATGGCTAAGGTACGAAAGATCCCAGCGGCATTTGAGGGAACACGTGGAATCCCCGCGCAGTATACGACCGACCCAGATATTGCCACGCCAGAGCAGATTGCCTCTATCGGCAAAGCCCTTGACAAGGCAAAGCAAATCCGTCAGGGAAAGCGTGTTCTAACCCCTGTTGCCAAGGGAAGGCCAATTGCCACCGCGCCAACAAAGATGAATGTCTCTGGCGGCGAAATTCAGTCTGCCCCAGCAGGAACTCCGAATCTCTCAATCTCTGGTCGTGGGAACATCAACTTCCGATCCAACATCTCTGCTGACCGAAGCAAGCGTGCGCCAGGGGCGTTCGGTGCTGGCCTACTCGGCGCAAAGGGTACAATTCGGATTCAGCCAAATGTTGATAAGTTGTCTCCATCAGAGGCAGCCTCACTCAAGATGCTTGAGTCCTCGCTTGTGGCGCAGGAACTAGATCCAAAGAACAGCGACGACTACACACTTCTTCAGGAAATCCTTGGTCGCAAGCAGTTGGTCGATCCAGAGCAGAACCGCCTCAAGGCGCTGTTCCGCCGTATGGACAACCTCTACCATCCAGAGACGATGACCCTCGGTGGTGCAGACCACTGGTCGGAAGACCCAAGCGCACGCCTCGCTGGCCGCGCCCACGTCTCTGTCAACATCCACCACGCTTATGTCCAGATCCCTGCGGCGATTCAGGCGGTACGACCAGTAATCAACTATGTGCCGACTGGCTCTAGCAAGGAAGACCGTATCGCGGCATCGTACCGTGAGCAGTTGTTCTTCCGTTGGTGGGAAGCCAACGATATGGACCTCCAGATGGAGCAGGCTGCGCTACTCAAGGAGCTTTACGGACACACTGCTGCCAAGGTCTATTGGGACCCAGTGGAGAGGCTTCCAAAGATCTCCATTATTGAGCGACCTGAGAACCTCTACCTCGGCTTCGGCAACAGCGACTACAACCGACTAGACTGGGCGCTCTACACCTACGGGATGTCCCCGCAGTCCATTCAGGAGGACTACGGCGTTGACGTAATCCCTGTGAAGCAGGGCGAGAAGTGGTTCCCTTACACGAGCCGTGGAAGCCACGCTGACCCAATCGGAAACGTGTGGGCGAACGCCTTTGAGCGCAACCCGCTCCGCCGAGAGACTGCCTACGAGCAGATGCAGGTGGAGGTCTACGACTACTGGTACAAGGTACCAAAGGGTGTCGGAAAGGCTCCGCTTGTGTACAACGCCATCTACGTGGGGAACACGCTCGTTAAGAACGAAGCGCACCCAGAGTACGGCGGACAGATCCCTTACATCCACCTTCCAAACGGCAAGATCCCAGGCAGCCCATACGGCAAGCCTGCGCTCTATGACCCAGAGCAGCTCCTCCGCGAGAAGGACGAGCGCATCACTGCAATGGCGCAGATGATCCAGTCCATCGTGGGCGGACAGATGTGGCAGTTGGTCGGTGCTGAGGCTCCTGACGAGGTACCACCGAACGCGCTGCCAAAGCCTGGTCGTGTGGCAACCCCTGGACCTGGCAACGAACTTCGTGCCATTCAGCCATTCATTCCTCAGTTCCAGATTGAGGCATACGTTGCACGGATCGACCGAGAGTTGACCGTTGCAACTGGCCTCAATGACCTGCTGCTCGGACTTGCTCCAGCACAGGTACTTGGCTCATCCCGTGCTATCGCGGCACTTATTGCTAACTACGAGTCACGACTCGCACCAAAGCGCAAGGTGTTCTACTCTTGGACAAAGAAGGTCTGGGAGATGTGCGCTCGCATTTGGGAGGCGAAAGACCCAGCCGTCAAGTCCCTCATTGCTGGCGAATACCGCATTGAGATCGTTGCTCCAGAACTTACCCCACGAGACACGCTGGAACTTGCCAGCACTGCAATCAACCTTGTTCAGAACCGCATCTGGTCGGCAGAGCGTGCGATGGACCGCGTTGGTGTGGAAGATCCAATGGGCGAGAAGGAACTTATCCGTGATGAGCAGACCGACGCCACGTTGAATCCAGCCGCAGTTGCCACGATGACACAGGTCATTGGGCAGATGCAGCAGATGCAGCAGATGCAACAGCAGTCCGCGCAAGCATCAATGGAACAGCAACTGATGATGACTCAGGAGCAGGCGCAGAACGCTCAACGTACATTGACCGCTCCAGTTCCTGGAAGCCAATCCTTGAATCAGCCAGAGAATCAGGCGCAGTTGCCGCCAGAGGCTAGTGCTGCAAACGCCGCAGCGCCAGGAGAAGAAAACCTTCTCCCAGCTTTGACAGGAACAGATGAGGTGATTGAATAATGGCACGACGCGGAAGGTTTGGAAGATCAGAAACTGGTGCATCTAATCTTACAACTTTAATTTATAGCCTTTACAGACAACAGCAAGAAGAGGAAGAGCGACTGCTTTTGCAGGCGTATTATTCTCAAATTGAGTACAAAGGCTCCGTCCCATCTTTGGATACGGTTTTGTCTTTCTACAATAACCTTGTGGGCCTTGGCGCGACTGAGCAAGAAATGTTCCAGAAGAAAAACGACATCACAAACTACGACATTAAGCGTTCATACAATAACCTAATTAAGGAATTCAACCAAAGCGATGGCTCAAACTATAACGAGGTTATTGATTTTATCTCTGACCGAGGAATGACCTCCACAGACCAAGACGACCTTTCCGAGTTTGCCGAGGCTATTGACAGCACGACAACCGCGTATTTGAGGTATCAGGGGGAGTCGCTCGGAAGAGGGGAAATCACAGCAAGGGACTACCAGCGGATCACCCTTACCGCGCTTCAGGCCCTTGAGCCTGGTAGCGATGCATACAAAACTGCAATTTATGATGCTTACCAGTATGAATGGAACGCAGAAGCAGAAAAGTGGCGAAACAGAGTTATTGCTGGAACAGCAAGCCAAGGTCAATACCAATCGTGGGCAAAGTCTTTTGCAAATCGAGTTAAGGCCGCAGGAATCTCTACGGACTCATCTCTTTATACTGGGATTATTGCTTCATCTGCAAGCGTTGGCGGTGGCGGCGGGAATCCAACGCTAAACAAGCGTCTTGGTAAGAATATCGGACTACTGGCAAAGGCGTACACAATTGCTGCCTCTGCCACTGGGGTCGGTGAGCCAAAAGACCTTGTAGAAATTGAAGACGATCCAAGGAAGGTTTCTGACTTTATTCAAAAGAACCCAGAGATCTGGGTGCTGTACGATGAATACCTAGCTAGAAATCCAGACGCAGCAAACCTTCTTGTGGATGCTGGTATTAAGCTATCTTCAGCCGATGGGTTCAGGGACTGGAGAGAGGCGGCCATGGACAGGGTTCAGTCGGACTATGCCATCTCAGGGGATAAAGACAATTACGACGACTGGAATCGTGTTAATCGATCAACTGGTCGAGGGTCTGTTCTTGACGATTTTGCCGCTGCTTCCATCAAGAGAAACGAACTCTTGGCTAACGCTGCAAATCCATTTGCGGAAACATACGTTAGGGATCAGTGGAGAACGTATATTAACGGTGGAAACTCTAAACTGTTTGGATTAATCCCAAATGGTGACCCAGTATCTTTTGCCAGAGAAATTGCTCGCGCTGGTCAGTTTTATGTGAGCCTATACCAGAACGAGTTGAACAAGGCGAACGGTAAAGATCTTGACAAAGAAACAGTCACGATCTCTGGATTCTTCGACGACAAGACTGGCGATCAGAACATTGATAACGACTGGGCGCTTGACGCCCCAACAAGGGACGACGCAACTGAACTTCAGAGTGGTGTCGGGGTGTGGGATCCTAAATCAAGAACAGTGATCGCTCCTACGGACGCTGCGTTTGGGGAGGGAGTGTACAATCAAATTAAGTTTGACACCGCCCCAGACGGATCTCTTGTTCCTTTCCGAGTTGCATATTCTGGTGAGCCACTGTACGCGGCTGGGGACGACCAGAGGGCCGTTGGACACGTCTACGACATTGATGGAAGAACGGTTGCAATTGACCTAACGGGAAATATTCTGGACATCAACTTAACTAAGTCTGGAGATAATAACTGGACAATTCCTCAAGGTACCGATATGGGAAGTGCCAAGCGGGGACAGGCGTCCGTCATTGACACCTCAGTAATTTCAACGCCTGCCCTTCTCGACA